CAGAGATATATAAGAAAACTCAAAGGGAAAAGACTAGGGCATTTAGGTTAATGATTCTAGAACAGTTAATGGCTGGTAAACCTTTTGTAGTAAATGGTATTAAACGTGAGGGGGGTCACTTAAATAGAGTTGCTACAGCAGACTCCATTCATAGTAGATTAGAGATTGAACTTAAAGATTTAGAATTGTGGGTTGCATTGGATGCAAACTCAATGAACGCTGCTAATGATAAAGTATCTACAGTAGATACTATACCTGGTTCCGTGTCATTTAAGACAAGTAAGACAATGTCTGGTAATACAGTGTCTATAATGGCTAATGTAGCTAACTTGACACCAGAGCACGCTGATATTCTATTAAACACTATTGTTACTTTAAATACTCCAGGTAAAGGTAGGCGTTCTGCTATATATGAGGATGCTAATAATCTTGATACTAGGGTAGAAGGTATTACAGCTGGTGAAGCGATTGGTTTACTTGCATTGTATGGTTCTGTTACTACCGGTGATAGGAAATTATCAAGCAATAAATTATATATAGATGAGAATAGGCGTACTTTATATTTTGGCCAAGCTGGTAAGATAGAAGATATATTAAATATTAGTAAGGCAGAACGTGCTGAGTTTGTAAAGTGGGCCATTGAAAATAAGAAATATAGGGTGCCACTTAAATTAAAGAGGTTGCCTGGTTATTCTTTGAATAAACCTATTAATAAGAAGTTTAAGATTGGTAGTATTGTTAATGATCCAGCGGCTGGTTTAACTTGGGCGCAGGTATTGGCTAGTACACAAATTAAACATGACAAACGTGGTAAGCCTGGTTATATTGTTAGTACCAATGTTACTTTAAATACTAATAAAGTAGTAGATGGTAAACCTGTATTGATTGCTAATATACATAATATTACTGAAGCAAACGAATCGGCACCAGTTGAACAACCTGCAGTTATTCCTCCTGTTATTACTCCTACAGAAGAGGGGAAGACACCTGAAGGACGAACTTGGATTGATGATGCAATAAATGTTCTTGCTCAGTATGTTGATAAATCATATGGCGAATGGGGTAAGACAATGGCATATCCTGATTCTGCTACTATATTAGATCTATTAGAAAAATCAAAAACTATTCCTGAAGAGATTCGTCTAAAATTATTTAACGAAGGTATTGCAATAAGGCAAGGAGAGGTTAAGCCTGTAAAACGTAGTAGGCTTAAGAATGGACCATCTATAGATAAAAACAATCTACCTGCTTGGGAATATGATAAAGTTCATGAGGCGGGTCCTAGGGTATCCAAAACAGAAAAGAATTGGTTTAGTGCCAGATTCCCAGGTAAGACAATACAAGAAGTAGATAAGTTACTACAACTTGCTATACCTGGTAGGGAGGCATTTGGTTTATTTAGGTCAAATGCTATATATATTTATACTCAATCTCCAATGGGTGTAATATATCACGAAGCATTCCATAGGGTATCCCTTGGTTATTTATCTAAAACAGAAAGAGCTAAATATTATGATGAGGCTCGTAAAAAATATAATATTCCTAAAGCTAAAGATAGTGAAGTTGAGGAGAGACTTGCTAATGAATTTAGGGCATGGAAACTTAATCAAGCAGATGAACAACCTTTATACGCAGATGTTACGCCTTGGATTAAAAGGTTATATGACTTTATAGTATATTTCTTTACAGGTAAAAACAGCCTTAAGTCATATGAGATTGAAGGTTTGTTTAAACAGATAGATGCTGGTAGATTTACTGATAGATTTATAGGGCTTAGGAGAAGGTATGAATTAAAAGATTATGAAGCTCCATACGAAGTAGCATCTCTACTTGGTATTGGTAGAATAGATATGCCAGAGATCAATTCACATGGCGAATTTATTAATTTTGTCAAAGGGCTTACTACAATATTAATATCAGAGAGTAATGTTGTATCATTAAAACAATATAAGAATATAAACCTTAAAAATTTATTTAACTATATAGAAAAAGAATTATTGGATAAGGAAGCTAAAGATGAATCTGAAACAGACGGCTTTAGAGTTATTCAAAGATCTTTACAATATGATATAGAAAATAATATTTTAGAAGAAGGTGAAACTTTAACTGATCTAAAAATAGAGAAAGATAAAGTAGACAGCATAGTAAGATTATATGAATCTGTGTTGAGTTCTAAATATATGCCTGTATATGTTAAACATATACATGGTGTACTTAGGAGCCAATATGGTATTGCTGCAAGAGACGATGTATTTGAAAACGAAGAAGATTTAGAGTTTAGTGTTGAGGAAGCTAGTTCTTCTGATATGATACTAAGATATGGTAAAGCCTCTTATGAAGTTGATGTTAGGGATAATGCAAGTTCTAATATAAAGTTCTTAATTGCAACTATACGAGAAAACGATGATATAAACGAAATTACTCGTGTTCCTAATTATGTTAATTTTGACCATATGTGGTATGACATCATGTTTGGTTTACATGATAAATTAACTATTGAGGAAATGATGGATTATATAAAGACCAAAGGAGAAGTACATTATCCTTATATGGACTTATATAATAAATTGTCAAACGCTCCAGAAAGACTTCGTACCCAATTTAAAGTTACTGTGAATAAACATAAACATGAATTTGTAAACATATTATATAACAGAACTAAGAATGGTAAGTTTGAATTTGAAATAAAGAGGGCCGATGTAGCAAGAGCTGAAAAGGATGAAGCAAGGAGATGGGCATACGACTTCTTTGAATCTGATTATTTTAAAGAACACAATGGTCGACAGATAGTAAACGTTAAGACGTATAATGAATTATTGAAAAGATGGGAAGACCTTAAGAATACAGTAAAGGAAGAACTACCTGAAAATAAAACCACTAGTAAAAAGTTTAATAAAACTATATTAAATAAGATAGAGAATGAATTTTTATCATTTATAGGAGAGTTCTCTATTGGTACTACAAAAGAAATATTTGATCATGTACTAGAGACTAGAGCAAAAGCATCTGGTAGCACATATGCTAGTGAATTAGCAGACTATATATTAAAAAAAGGTGGCGAACTTATAACTAGATTTGCTGATATTAGGGAGAAACAACTTAATCAAGAGGGATATAATGTATATGGCGGTGTATTAAGTATGTATGAAAGTCCCAAGAAATTATCTAGTAAGATTCAGAGTGTATATATAGTTAGGGAATTATCTGCAGGCAAATATGACTTATATCCCGACTTACTTAATATTATGGTTATTGGTCCAGATGGTCATCAATATTTTACATATTCTGATAATAGTTATGCTACAGATACAATTAAAAAGTTTAGGAACGAGAAAGAAGTAGAGTTGTATTTAAGTAAACAATATCATAAATATTCATATTTACTTAATTCTTTAAGGAACAAGACTTCAAATAGAAAAGATATAGGGCTTAAGACTTTAGCCTCTTGGCAAGAACGAGATGCTAATGACAAAGGTACTTCATATGCAAATCTTAATGATATAGAAGACTATGTTATGAGGCTTACAGCCTTCCAGGCTGGCCTTATACCATTACCCATTCTTGCTGATAGAACAACCTATTACTTCTTAGATGGTTTTAAAATGCCACAATTCTTATATAATATTGTAGATGGTAAATTGGTATTGCCAGATGAAGCAATAGAGATATTTGTTAATTATGCTAGGGCAGAAAAAGATAGGATAGCAGAAGCAGACGAATTATTAAAGCGTTATGAGGAAGCAGATGATGCTACAAAGAAGGACATTCTTGAAAAAGAAATGGTTCAGAACTATCACTATACTATAATTAAAGAAGGCGAATCTTTTAAACCTATATTTAAGCCTAAAGGCAATCCTGATAAGTGGGCCAATGCTTACAAGTATATTGAATTTAGATCTTTTAATACAGAAGGATTTGACTTTGATAGGGACGCTAAGGCTCGTATAACTACAATGTTAGAAGAAGTAGTTGAAATAGGCGTAGAACATGCTTTAAGACTTAATGTTATTACGAGAGAAGAGGATGGCTCATTAGAAAACAATTATTTAGATAGGGGTAAATTAATAGAGACCCAAAACATATTGGGTGAGGATAACTCACAAGGACCTATAGAATTTGCTATTCGTAATACTATTATGATGAATGAGCTATCAATGCTCATGACTAACTTTGAAACGAACATGTTGTTTGTAGGCGATCCCGCCTTTTATGCAAGTAAGGATTCTAGTGTTCAAGCTGATAGAATTAAACGTTTAGGGGTTATGACTTCGTCTGGTACGAGTTATAGTAGTAATCCAGCAACTTATAATAATAATCAAGACCATTTCAATTTAGCTGTATTACATACCCAGAAAATTAATATGAATGACCCAGACCAATTTAATAAAGAGTCATATGCTAATTTAGAGAGGGTTATAACTATAAACTATGCTACTGTATTATTAAGGGATTTAAAATTTAGGGACCCCGAAAGGCATAAGCAATATGAAAATGTATTATTAGAAGATAAATTAGATCCTAATATTCTGCAGGATATATTAAAGAAAGAATTTAAAATTAATATAAAGGACTTATTAAGGCCTTATAGGGAAATAGATCCTACAGATGGTCAGGGTTATATTACTCCTCAGATGTATAGGTCTTTATTAGATAAACATGGTGAATGGACAGACGAGATGGAGGAAGCATATAATCTTATGTTATCCAAACCAATCGACAAAATGACTCCTGCTGAATCGGTTATAATATCTAGATTATTAATGCCACCTTTAAAACCAGTATTATTTGATTTATTAGAATATGATCAAATATTATCACCATTGTATCTTAAATTATCTACAGCTGTACTATGGCCTGGTTTGATACAAGGTACACATTTACAGGAACTCTATGATAGAATGACTGTAACTGGTAAATATGAAGGTTTAAATAAACAACCTGTACATATGGTTGTGTACAACTCAGCTGTCAAGGTTGGTAATAGGTCTTCAAAAGCGTTATATAAGAAATCAGATAGGAAAGAAGTTAATGATCTAATTGACTTAGCGTCATATCCTACACCATTTGCTTCGTTAAGAAAGCAAATTGTGACAGATCCACATGATGTAGAGGAGTCTAAAATGGGTACCCAGTTTGCTAAGATAGGACTTGCTGACTTAAACTTATTTGATAAAGTATATAACTTTAATGGTACTATGTTAACTGGTAGAGAGATATCTAATGTTATATTTAAATCTCTTGCTGGTATAAGTGATAAAGGTCTTGTTAGACTTAAAGAAAAAATCGGTTGGCAGGATAAAGATAAGTCTATTGATCTAAAGATATTATCTGACACATTAAGGGAAGATGCTATTATGTCTTCTATGCCAGATCTAATAGCTGATTCATTCAGATTAGATAACGATGGTTCTTTATACATAGAGCTAGATGCAATGCCAAATAAAAGGCAGATATCCAGCAGGATTATAGGTATGACTAATAAGCATACTCTTGATACTTTAATGCCTGGTAATGCTTTTATTCAGATGTCTAATCAAGGACTTGCTGCATCACCAAGCGAAGAACTAAAATGGTATGCTATAGATGAGGAAGGTAGATTAACTGCCGCTGAATGTAAAGTATCTATTTCGATGTTTAAACATGTTATACCAAATTATGAAGACTTATCTTTTGAAGATGCAAAAAAATGGGTATTAGAAAATACTCCAGAAATATTAGCTTATCGTATTCCTACACAGTCTCAAGCATCTGTTATATATCTCAAGGTAGTAGATGTTACTGAAGAGTCAATGGGGGATACAATTATTCTTCCTTCTCCTGTTACAGCTTTAACTGGTTCTGACTTTGACATTGATAAATTATATGCTATACGATATAACTATAGTTTAGATGAGAATGGAAAGATGTCTATAACAAGATTTGGTAATACACCAGAAGAAGCGTTTAATTATCAAACTGTAAATATTATAAATAATATTGTAAATAAGATAGATAAGTTAGATAGGCTTTATAAAATAGATCCTGATAAGTTTAGGGGAAATAAGGTTGATACTATTAAGTCTATAATTCAATCGCTTAGTGAGAATCTATACGAGGATCTGTTAAAGATAATAGGTTCTGATTTAGATTATCTACTAAAGAATGTTGACTCTGATTCATCTTCATTGTCGTTAGAAACAATGGGTGTTTTAATGCATATAAAAGATACTGTCAAGGATTGGAACCTAAAAGAAATTAGGGAGAAGTTTTTAGAAGATAATAAAGACAAAGATCCTTATGAGTATAATACAGTAGGTGCAATAAAGAATCAATTATTTACAGGTTACCTGGCCATATATAGGAGCAAAGAGCATCTTATACAAACTCAGTTACCGTTAGGTGGCTTTACTGGCCAGCTTAAAAAGTTAGCTAGTACTATAAATGAAGAATTTAACTTTAATGATTTGTACATTTATTCTGCTACACATCAAAACAAATTAAAGTTTCAATACAATGGTGGTCAGAAAGGTATAGCTCCTTTTGCATTAAATAACGTACATCATATATTAGGACAGATTGCTAGACTAGAACATACTGGTAATGGATTAGGTCTTTTGATATCAGGTGATAAAGGTGGTATAAGTTTGAATGATATATACGGTAAAGATAGGTTAAGTATTTTATCTTGGTTATCTGCTATGATTGATGCTCATGTTGACTTAGCTAAGGATAACTATATAATGAAATTAAATGTAAATGAAATTACCTATAATGTTACTTCTTTATTATTAAGGGGTGGCATGGGTATAGATACATTTAGGTTCTTATCACAACCTATATTAAAAGAGTTTGCAAGAGCCTCTATAAATTCTGGTAAGAAGCATAGAATGAGGTTATTCTACAATGAAACTCATGCTTTTAATAACATTAAGAAACAATGGGAAGAAGCTTTATCAGAAGAGGGTAAGAAGAAATATGAAAATATTAAAGGCAATGAGTTCTTAAACAATGAGTCAGTTGATGAAGCCATACAAACTGCTGGCAACGAAGAACTTGATTACTATAATAAAGATTTAAATTCATTTGAATCAGTTGCTAAGAAAGATGATTTTATAATACATCAGTTAAGAATTCTTGGTATATATAAACATTTTGATTATATAGCCAAGGATCTCAATAACTTAGTTCAGTTATCTCAGATAGATACTAAGAAGTATGGTAAAACTGCTGTAGAAGTGATTCATTATAATAAAAGACTTGGTGACTTTGCAGCAAAAAATGAAGGTAGATATCCTACATTTAAGAATGCAGATAAGCTATTGCCTATAAAAGATATTAAGAATGGGGAAAGTCTATTAGGACCTTACTACAGGAATTCTGTAGGGTTCTTATTAGATGTATTGCCTCAGCTTACTATATATGCGTCTCCTGTGTTTATGAAGGCATTGGGCCATATATTAGACTTGTCTAACAATTCAGATACAGTAGACAAAAGATTTATAAATTCTATAGCAGATGAGTTATATGCTACTATTGTAGGCGAGTTCTTTCATAATGATGTGATTACTACAGACACTAATAAAGATGGTGGTAAGAATCTTGTAGTATTATGGAATAGTGTACTAGACTATATTGGTAAGATTCAAATGAATAAAGTACCTGAAGCTGAGTATTTAAAAAACAATGCTATAATAAGGTCCTTTAGTAAGTTACCAGTAACTACAGAAGCGAAGTTACCCATAAAATACTTTATAGGTACTGCTAAGAAGTCATTTGCAGATAAGCTGTCTAATGATGATTATATGTACGATTGGCTTGACATGCTAAGTGCAGATCAGTCTACAGAAGAAGGTAAGCGTATAGTATCTTTTGCGAAAAGGTTATTTGTAGTTGCTTTCTATAATTCTGGTTTTAGGAATAGATTACATTCATTCTTTAATATAATACCACCAGACTTAATTAAAGAGTTTCAAGCTAGGCGTGATGAAGAGCCAGTAAGTCTAAACGAGTTTATAAAAGGTAAACGTAAATTGTTTACAGATCCTGTATTATCAACTGAAATATCAGCGACTATAGACGAAGTATTTGCTAATAACTCTCAGAATAAAGACTTAGTACCAAATGTGTTTGATGATCAATTAGACATGAAATTTAGTGAAGTTCCAGCTGGTAAACTTAAAGCAGATAATAGTGTTCCTTTATTAACATCAGAAGAAGGTGCGCTGACTATGATTCAATTACAACCTGTAGAATTAACTACATATGATATAAAATCTAAGAAGGGAGCTCGTGTAACTAAAGATTCTAATTACTATTTAGGTGATAATGTTAATGGGGATCCTATATTTACTAAATATTTAATGTATTATGATAGTCCTTCTCCATTTGCAGTTAAACCTCATTTATTTAAATATATAGGGTATTATAAGACATCTAAAGAAGAAGCTGTTGATGCAGTAGATTCAAATGGTCGTAATGTAACTAAGATTAAATATGTTACAGAAATACATCCTATATATAAGACTATACCACGTAAGTCATATGACAAAGGTGGTATAACATATAAGGAGTATTGGTTTGATAGTAGCGCCATTGAAGAGAATCAAGAAGTATTAAAGTTAGAATATACAGATAAGAATGGTAAACAAGCCTTTAAAGATGTAAATAACTTTATACCAGATGGTGATGAAATGTTATTTTTCAATCATCCTATGATGGAGTTTGGGAATGGCAAAGATGTTATTCTTGTAGATGATTACAATGTAGTATTAGGCAATGCTTTTGCTGGTAGTGTATCTGTAAGGGATAGGTTATTGTCTGAAATGGGGACGGATGCAGCAGAAGATACTAATATTAGTACTAGGACTACTGCAGAAACAACAGATATGACATTAAACCAATTAAAAGATCTTATTAATGAAAAATATAAAGATAAACCTAATTATGTTCCATTAACATTAAAAGATATAATTAACATGTCTCCTGAAGAAATTAATAATCATAAAAATTGTTTATAATGGCTAAGTGTATTAATATAAATCATCCTGACTTTAATGAGTTAGTGGAAGCATCTGGTCTTCATCCTGCAATATTATCTGCAAAGATGGGGGTATGGATGGAACAGAATAATACAGAAGAATGGCCAACTATTGAACAATTAGATACTATATTAAGTAAGAAACAAGTAATACCAAATCAATTTGATTATATTGCTAGTGAAGTGGTTAATCAAATTACATGGAAAGATGTAGCTAAACTATTATCAGGTTATAGTGGTGCGCTAGGTAAACAAATATTTAATGGTCATCTTGAAATATTACGTAAGGATGATCCAGAACTATTAGCTGGTAATGTAGCTCACATGCGTGGGTTTGCTATTGCTATTAATAGAATTATACCTGGTTTATTAGAAGTTGTACCTTACAATGAGTACCATAAAAAACCTATGTCCAATGGAGAGTATGCTGTTAAGTATAAAGGTTTTAGAATGGCTATTCATCAATCAGCATTAGATCATTATCATGGTGTTAAAGGCAATCAGAACCTTGAAGAAGGTCCTGTACCTAATACTCCACCTAATACATCACCACAATTAACAATAGATTTCTCTCCTACTCATAGTGTTACAGTAGATAATGTATACTCAGAAAATCTTGATCCTGGTTTAAAGGATGAAATGTCTCCTGAGTCTGCTGCTTATATAGAAGCTCAATCAAACGAAATTATGAACTTCCTTACTAAGAATCAAGGTAGTAACAATATTATAGAAGTTATTAATACTTTAAAAGATCAATATGGTATATCTATATCACACGAACGTGTATTTGATATCATAAAGAATAATAAAGAGTTTAACAACATTAGTTTTAAAATAGCTACTAGGTTAGAGATAGCAACATTATATCCAACTAGGTATAAAGAGGTTAAAGATTCTGATGGTTTTATCATTACTGATAGCAAGGCTAAAACAACAACTATTTATATAGTAAAGGACAACATTGGTATATTTGGTTCATCCACTATAGATTCCCTTATGGGTACGCTTCTACACGAGGCCATACACGGCATTACTATGGAGGCTATAATAAATCCTACCACTGCAGAACAACATGCCCTTAAACGTGAGCTAAACAACATCTACAGGGCTGCTAAGGCTAAGAGTAAATTAGCTAAAGCAGGACACCCTGGCTATGGTAGCCTCGAAGAGTTTATGGCAGATGGTGTTACTGATCCTCAAATACTACAAGAGCTTAACACATCTGAATTTAACTTCTTAGAGAGAATATGGAATGCTGTATTAAAGTTCTTTGGTTATAGCCCAACTACAATAGAAGGTCAAACATTCAAATCATTAATAGAGTTATTATCAAAGTACAATACTATTAATGTAAATAGGACTATTCCTAGATTATATCAGAAGAAAGCATTCCCAAGTCTTAATGAATCTTTTAATAAATATTTAGTTGATTTAGTAGGTCCTGATTCAAAATATAAGGCTACAATTAAAGATCAAGCCGAAGTAACTAAAAAATTGTTAGATAAGCACCTTAAGGAAGGTGGTGTTGTTATTAACTCTAAAGAGTTATTAGAAGCTGAAAGAATAGTTAGTGCACTTGATATAGGAGATGTATCGTCTAATACAGATAAAACTATCAAAAGTTTTGATTCTAATCTTAAAGTAAATAATTTATATAATGGTAGTAATGCCATATCAAAAGCAATTGGTGAATTTAAGAATAGATATGATATTACAGATAGATCAAAACAAGAGCTAATTGGTAAGTTTAAAACAATGTTTGGTGAAGATGCAGCTGTGATCACAAATGCTGTATTATGGGACAATGAAGGAAAATTATACGATGTTGTAGACTTTGTTGTATTTTATATTGATAAAACAAGCGGGATGCTTGTTTATTCTATGATAAATTTATTTGATGGCAATAAGGAAATGGGCACCTTTAATAATTTAAAGGGACCTGATAAAACAAAACCAAATTATGTAACATTTAGACCAGGAACTTTAAGGGATAGAACTCAATTAAGGTTACATTTAGATACTATGATGATGTCTAATGTTATAAATCCTGGTCAACCATCTCATAGAGTATTAGCAGATAGGAGATATATTATATCTATAGCAGAAACACCAGATGGTAAGTATGATTTAGATAGGGAATTTCAAAATGCCTATATTCATGAATTATTATGGTATAGTAAGCTTATATCTGAATTATGGAAAGAAGAATTTCAAAAGATTAGAGAACGCTATCTTGAAGAAGAAGTTACTCTAGATACAAGCGATGAAGCTATAGAGGAAAGAACTCTCAGTGAAGAAGAAGCGTTTAGACAAGCGATGTTTGCTGAAACAAATCAAACAGACATACAAAAGATATTGCTTGAAGTAGTTGAGAAGCTAACTACAAGAAAAAGGTTGGAAGCAATGTTTGGTAATAAGTTTAGGGCAGAGGAAGTTGCTACTGCTATGCATAATATTATTGCTAAACACAAAGAGCCTGTAGAGGCTATGAATGAATTTATAGATTATGCTGCTAGAATATTATCTGAGGCTAGAACCAATATGATTAAGAGTTGGTCTACAGATGTTGCAGCTGATAAAAAGAAACTTATTAGATATTATTCTATGATAGGTTCTTTTGAAATATTAAGGCATTATGAACAGTATTTAGTTAATGCTGTAGATAACGCCAATATAATACCCAATATTCAAAGAGAAGGTGAAACGGATTTAAGGAAACAATATAGGAGCAGACTTAAGCAAGCTATATCAGATATAGATTATGTTAAAGACCAATATATTAGTAGAGCTATAAAACTTTTAGCTACTACATTGGTACCATATTATAATAAGATTAAGGTACAACATATAGAAACTGCTAAGCGTGATTATAGGTTAAATAAATATAATTATGAGCATGGTATTGAAACAACTAAATTGTTTAACCCTGCTATGTCAGAAGATGAATATGTATATGCTGTTATAAATACTGGTCCAATACAAAAATCAATTGAAAAAGACTCCTTGGAAGGCATTACAGCTGAGTTAAAGAAGGGTATGAAAGACATTGGTTACTTAGAAATGTTAGTAGATAATGTACTTGATACTGGTGATGCTGCTGTTGGTGCTTTTGTTAAGTTTATAACTGCTACTGATGACGAAAGACGTATATTAGTAGAAGAAGAAAGACTTAAATACGAGCCTATACTTAAAGAATATTATGATCATTTACATAAATCTGGAGCCATATTTACTAATTATCAGAGTATATATGATTTTATGATAGAAAAAGATAGCAAAGGTAACCCTACTAACTATATAATTAGTAAGTTTCCATCTGAATTAATTAAAGAAAAGAAAAAAGCTATTATATTAGCCGCTACTATTATAAATGAGGATAAAAAAGAAGAAGATAAGGAACGTAGACGATTTATAAATGCTTGGTTAAGTGATAATATGCCTTTAAATAACTTAAAGTTTGTGGAAGGTATATATACTTATTTAAAAGAACTTACATTATTAGATAAAGATAACCCAAATCACATTACAGAGAAAGAATATAATATTATAACAGAAAAACTTCATATTAAGGAGTTATTTCCTAAGTTTGATAAGGAAGTTAAAGATGGTTATTTAAGAGAAGAAGTTGTTAATACTATTAGGAAGTGGACTAACGAACATATAGATGACTACAGGGAGGCTGGTCCTGCCTGGGATACGTCACAATGGGATAAATTACAAGAGACACTTAAAGATCCCAATGATATAAGAACTAAGGTATATAATGCTATTGTTGAGATGCAGCGTAATGCTGATAATCTTGTACCAGGCGGTATGGCTATAGGGGCTAGACTACCGGGCATTATAAAACAAAAGAATGAACGAATATCTAGTGGCCAGAATCTATATACAATGATGTCTCAGTCTTTAAGTAGAACATTTACTTTTAAAGTAGATGACACACATAGACCACAAGAAGTTGTAGATGATAAAGGAGAAGCCTTATATTGGATACCTATTCATTATATCAAACCTGTGCTTAAAAAAGTAGGTGACAGTTATATTGAGGATTATGAAAATCAATCGTTTGATCTTTTTGGTATATATTTTAGTTATTATGCTTCTGCCATGGACTATAGTAAAAAACATGCTATATTGGCAGAAGTAACCATGATGAAAGATGTATTAAAGCAGCGTGAAATTATAAAGAGAGATTCTTTTAGTGCTACTGTCAAAAATACATTTGAAAAGATAGTTGGTATAACTACTGAGAAAACGCCTACTATTATTGGTGGTAATATAGCCAATCAAACTATATCATGGATAAATGCTGTTATATTTGGTCAATATGAAAAGGATGCTGGTGTTATACCAGGTACTAATATTGATGTAGGCAAATTAATACAGTTCTTAAAGAAGTATACTGCTGCTAACTTATTAGGTTTAAATATTACACAAGGTATTAATAACGTATCTTTAGGTGAAATAAATCAATGGATAGAGGCTGTAGCAGGTCAATATATGTCTAAAATGTCATATTTAAAGGCTCATAAAGATTATGCTGAAAACCTACCTGGTATGATATCAGATGTAGGAGCAAGGGTACCTGAAAACTTCTTAACATTATTAGCACAATCATTTGATATAGTAGAAATGCCTTCTGCTAAAAGTATTAGCCAAATGTCAAAAGCACAAGGGTTTAGAGCTGATAAATTGGTTCATTCTTTAAATAATATGGGCGAACATTTTATGAAGGTCAAGTTACTTGTTGGCATGTTATATGATAAGAAGGCCTATGGTAAGGATGGTAAAGTAATAGGGTCTCTAATGGACTTTTATACATTAAATGAAAAAGGCAAATTAATATTTGATAAAGAAGGTAAAGTTGATTTAGATAGGTCTCAATGGAATAAAATAGATCAAATTAACTTTAAACAAAGAGTAGAAGGTGTTGCCAGCAGATTACATGGTGACTATTCAAACTTAGCTGTAGTTATGATGCAACAAAATGCTTTCTTATCTATGGCTTATATGTTCAGAAAATTTATGGCTCCTGGTATACGTAGACATTGGGGTAAGAAAAGATATGAAGAACGTACCATGGAATATCAAGTTGGGATCTATCCTACAATGTATGAACATTTAATCAAACCAGGTTTTCAACTAGCTACATGGTGGAAAAGAACAGAAGAAGAGTTAGCTTTACTAAGACAATATACAGTTGGTCAAAGATGGGCAATGTTAAGTGATCAAGAAAGAGCTAACATTATACGTGGTTTATTAGAAATAGTAGTAATTGCTAGTATATTACTCTTCGTTAGACTTATGGATGACGACGAGGAAGAATTAAGCTTTGCAGATAACTTCTTAATGTACCAACTACTTAGGTTAAAAGCAGAACTAATGTTTTATGTAAGTATACCGGATGCTATGGCTATCTTAAGATCTCCCGCAGCATCTTTATCAGTTGTAGAAAATGTAGGTACATTAGCAAGACAGGCTCTTAATCCAATGGAAGTATATGAGAGTGGACCTTGGAAGGGTCAGTTAAAAATGTATAAACATATGGTTAATATGGTACCAGTTCTTAGACAGTATTATAGAGTTAAAAATATTGATACACAAATACCATGGTTTAAAAGATAAGTACTTAAGGTTTTTTACTAAATCCTAGTTTAAAAAAAAGAAGGGGCTCTATTGAGTCCCTTTTTCTTTTCTATCCCGTAGATATATAAACTTGCTTAAATGATCTCTCATTATAAGCACAATTTTATCTATAGTTTTATTACTGCTTGCAAGGATAGACTTATTAATATCATCTATTAATTTACTATCCCTATATTCTTCCGGTAACATTGAATGAACAATAGATTTTAATATTACAGGATCTTCAATCTTAAATTCTATAATACTTTCAAATCTACCTGGTCTATCTGTTATAAAATTAGGTAACTTCGATGTATCATTAACAGTGGCTATAAAGATAATATTTTCAGGACTATCTACACCATCTAATAATGATAATAATGCGCTATCTCCTTTGCTTACAGATTTTTCAAATTCATCAAATACCCATACTATGGGTTTATCAGTGAAAGTACGAAAGTGTTGTATAATTTTTCTTGTTCGTTCTCCATCTACATCTGTAGTTACTACACAGATTCCTTCTTTCTTATCAACAATTCGTTGTCCTATCAGACCTGCTGTAAAGGTTTTGCCAGTACCAGGGGCACCATTAAACATTAAACCTACTTTGTTTCGTAGTTTTAATATTCGTTTAGCTTCTGTCATAGCATCACTGAGATGGATATTAATAAGGTCATCTATCCTTTTGTATATCCCAGCCTTTACAAAGCTTTTACCAATAAATGTTTTTACTTCATTAAAATAAAGTAACTCTTGTTTACCAAAAAACCCAGCTCGTTCTACAACTTTTAAGGAATATACTCCTGGGTCAAGAGATTCTTGTATACTGTCTAGGTTATCAAATATTAACCTTTTTGATCCATCGTCTTCTTTTATAAACATTCTGATATATTTGTTAATTTAAAAATAAAGGGGGTTATTATACCCCCTTTTTATTACCAACTTGTAGTTGCTCTGTAACCATATGTTTCGTTCGTACTACATTTAATAGCAGTATGATAAGCATTGAGGTAATTATTGTTATCTAAGGTTTTAAGATAATCTTTAGCTTTACCTATAGCAGAAGTTTCAGTAACTTCTCTATAGACCTTGCGATCTTTGTATTGCTGAAATAACATTTCTGCTGCTTTAGCAATCTGTTTATGGAATAAAGTACTAAATAACCCACGTGGCCATATAATATTGTCTTTA